AAACGACGCAGCCGTCATCGCACGGCTCGAACTTCACATTCAAAGGATGAATCATGAGTGACATCGACGAACTGAACAGCATCAACCACGAATACCGCAAGTCGCTCGAGCGCTTCCAGAAGCGCACCGGCCTCGCACCGCAAGCCGTTGACGAGCGCGGCAGCGGCGAAGAGAAGCAGAAGTTTGACCGTATGGATGCGGACATGACCGCCATCGAGCGCAGCGCGCAGAGCGCACGCGCCGAACTCGAGGCGCGTCTCGCTCGCCTCGAGAAGACCCCGCAGCTGGAGAGCCGCGCTGGCAATGGTCGCATCTCTGGTGCAGCAAGTGACCCGAGCACGCCCGAGTACTCGGCGCGTTGGCTCAAGGCCATGATCACCAACGATCAGGCCGAACTCCGCGTGATGGCGACCACGACCTCGAACGCGCCAGTCCCGACCGACATGGAGCGACGCATCATCGGAAAGATGTACCAGAACTCCGTTCTGCGTCAGATCGCGAATGTGCAGACGATCGACAGCAAGCGCACGATCACGGTCGAGGCGACTGTCCCGACCGCTTCGCTCGTCACAGAAGCAAACACGATCGTCGCAACTGACTTCACCTTCGACGCTGTGTCGGTGGTGCCATACAAATATGTCTCCGCGTGCAAGATGAGCGTCGAGTTTGTGCAAGACGCGATGGCTGCAGGCGGTCCCGACACCGCGCTGTCGTATGTCGCTGACCGACTCGGCATCGCGATCGCTCGTGCAACCGATTCGGCGTACACCGTTGGTACTGGTTCGTCGCAGCCGCAAGGCATCGGCGCGACTGGATCGACCGCGTGGGCAACGACCAACTCTGGCCGCATCATCAATCAGGGTGTCGCGCTTGCGGAGGACGCATTGATCAGCGCCATCACCGCCGACAATGTCATCGACTGCGTGCACGCTGTTCCGCCGCAGTACCGCGCTTCGCCTCGGTTCCAGATTCTGCTCAGCGACACCGCGCTGCGCAACATCCGCAAGTTGAAGGACACCGCTGGCTACTATGTCTTTTCGCCAGCGCAAGCGATGCCGGGCACCAATGTGGTTGGTTTGCCAGGAACCATCTACGGGGTGAATTACAACGTCGGCGAGTACGTCGCGACTACTGACACCACGACCACGACCACTGCTATTCGCGGCAAGGCGTTCTTCATCGTCGGCAACTGGGACTACTTCAGCATCTTTGATCGCACGGGCATCGACTCGATGCTTGATCCGTACTCGGCGGCAGCCAACTTGCAGCAGACGCTGTACACATGGTTCCGCACGGATAGCAAGATCATTCTGCCGGAAGCCTTTGCAGCGATCTACGCGTTGAACGCGGCCTGATCTTTTCTTTTCCCGGGTGCCGCGCGTCGGAAGGCGCGCGGCACCTTTATGACGGTGCCACTCTCAACAATTAAGTCGGCCCTCAAGATCGACTACGACGACGACGATACGGACATCGTTCGTCTTCGCGAGGCGGCTATCTCATTGGTTGAGCGTCGCACGCAGTTGCTGCTGTCGCCGCAGACATCGACGCAGTACCTCGCGAAGTTCGACGACACGATGCTCTCCGCGTATCCGTACTCGTCGTTCACCAGCGTCGTCTATAAGGACGGCAGCAACACAACCACGACGATGCCAGCGACGGACTACTGGGTTGACCTTACCGACGGGCCGATTCCCGTGCTGCGGTTCCTTGACAAGCCCGGCATCTACGAGGGGACCGCGATCACCGTGACCTACTCGGCGGGTTACTCGAGCGTCCCGAACGAACTCACGCACGCGATCATCGCGCTCGTCGGCGGTTGGTATAACAATCCCGAGAGCGTGCAGCCGATCAGCCTGCAGACCGTTCCGCTCTCCGTCGAGTACATCCTGTCGAACATCAGCACACGGAGCAACCTCCGATGATTAGCGGTGGCCGCCTCAAGCATGTCGCAACGGTGCAAACTCCATCGACTACGCTCGACGCGCTCGGTATGCGTGGCACCACATGGACAACTGGCGCGACCTTCCGCGCCGACATGCGCGAGGACTCTGCGAGCGAGCAGGGATACGGCGATGGCGTTGCAGTCGTGCGCAGCGTGCAGGTGCGCGCTCGATGGCAAGCCGTGCAAGGCGCTGGGCTGACCGAGGTCGATCGACTCGTCATTCGCAATCGCACGCTCAAGATCAACTACATCCAGAACCTTGACGAAGCCGACCGTGTTGCGGTCATCCAATGCACTGAGGTGAACTGATGCCAGCATCAATTACCATCCAAGCGTCGGTGCGCACGATGCTGATCGTCATGGTGGCGGTCGCCGACGCGAACATTACGCACGGGTATCGTTTGCAGGACACAAATCTGCCGGCAATCACCTACGAGTGCACGCAAGAAGAGGTGCAGTCGATCGGCTCTTCGCCGCTGCTAATGGCATCCGTCACCATTCGCATCATTGCGCTGACCACGCAGGCCGCGCTCGATCTGATCCCGTATGTCAAAGCGGTTTGCGTCACGGGTATATTCAGTTCGCTGACCTTTGAGAGCGTGCAATGGAACGGATACACCGTCGAACCTGCCGCAGCTGGCGACGGCGATGAGCAGATGCCTGCTGAAGTCGCGTGCGAGATCGACATCTACTACCACTAGGATCACATCATGGCTCTCAACTCTGCACTCTCATCATTCTCGTTCGCGGGTACAGTCGTCGCGGCTGTCGGCACCGCGAGCGTCTCGACATCGCGGCCGGCTCAACTCATCACTGGCATCGGTGACACCGTCGATACATTCATCGCTGGCGTCATGGGAGGTACCGCGTCCCTCGATCTGTTCTTCGATGAGGCCAGCACGAATCACCTCGCATTGTGCACCAATGTCGGAACGGCTGCGGCTGCGGCTGTGTGTGTACTCACGCTCACCACTGGCACCACCGTCACCGGCAACGCGTATGTCACTGGCTACGACATCACCGCGACCGCTGGTCAAGTTGTGCGCGCATCAATCAACCTCCAATTTACTGGCGCGATCACCGTAGCATGAGCAGCATCCGCGACATCCTCACGCTCAAGCATGTCCCGTACGCGCTCGGTGGTGTTCCGTGCACGCTGCGCCGACCCAGCGCGCTCGACCTGCTCGAGTTGCTGCAGGTCAGCAAGGATCGACCGAACCACATCTACGCGTTCCTCGCGTTCACTCATCTCTATCAGGACGGTTGCCCCGTGCTCGGCAGCATCGACGACGCGCTCTCAATGGACGCGTCGCTCATCATTGAAATCGGTAAGCGGTGCGAGCAACTCTACGAGGAAGGCCGGGACTGAGTGAGGCCCAGCGCACGGTGCTGCGCGAGGCCGTCAAGTATCTGAGCACCGACCTCGACAGCATCTCGATAGCGATCATCAATGCGACGCTCGAAATCCCCAACTGGCGCGGCATACGCGAGCAACTTAACAACCTCGCCGGGAAGGCGAAGCGGTAGCGGTTACATCGTTGCGTCGATCGATCCCGCCTCGCTCAAGCGCGTCGGCAGAATGCTGCAGTCACTCGAGAAGAAGTTGGCCGACCGCATCGCGAAGGATGCTCTACGCAAGTGGGGTCGCCAAGTGGTGCGCGCCGCGAAGGGGTTCACGCATCCTTCGAGTGAGCGCACGCGCCGACAGATCACGCTCAAGGTCAAGAGTTACAAGCGCGCCGTGTGGGCGGGTGTCGGCGTGAAGACCGAGAAAGTTCGCAACGATCCGAAGTCGCGCCTCGGTCGCTATTCGCCGTTCGTCGGATGGAAGTCGCATTTCTTCGAGGTGGGTTGGCGCGCTTGGCCGCGAGGACTCAGCGGCAACCAAGAGCGCGTCAAGGTCATCGTGCGCAACACGCAGGTCGCTGCGGGACAGGGCGCGAAGAAAACGATTCTCGCGACGCGCAACGGCAAGGTGCACAAGCGCACCATCACCGAACGCGCTGTGACCGTCAGCAAGGGCGGCAGCAGCGGCGGCGGTCGAGGGTGGAAGCGTGGCCTGCGTGGTCGCGGCGGAACGCTGCAGACTCAGTACGCTCGTCACTACCTGTTCCGCGCAGCTGGAGTCGGTCGCGGACTTGTGCAAACTCTTCTCATCGACGCAATCGCGAGCGCGATCACCGACGCGCAGAAGGCAGCCGCATGAGCGCGATCCCGAATCTCAAGATCCCGATCACGATCGTCACCAAAGATGTTCGCCCAGCGCTTGCGAAGGTCGAGCGCGATGTCGCTGCGTCAGCCGCGAAGGTCAGCAAGATCAACTCAGGCATGGGCGGCGGCGGAATGGGCGCAGGCGGAAAGTCCTTGATTGCAGGCGGAAACGCCATGCTCGGCGGTGGGCCGCTCGGCGCGATGGCGATGGCGATGGGGCCTTTCGGCGTTGCCATCGGCGGCGCTGGCGCTGCGCTCCTTGCCGCGAATGCTGTGATCGATCTGTTCGCGGAATCGACGAAGGGCGCAGGCGCGGCGCTCGAGGACTTCAAGGGCGGCAAGGGCCAAACGATGGCAACCAATTCCGTGCTACTCGAGCGGCTCGCTCGCATGGAGAAGGATGCGCAGGACGCAAAGAATCAAAACATGGGACTTGGCAAAGCATGGGTCGCCGCGAGCGCACCGCAGCTGGGCGAAGACACATCGATGTCCTTCAGTTCCCAGTTGGCGATGGAAGCGCAGCAGACCTCTGCATGGCTGAGCGCACTGCTCAATGGAAAGTCTTTCATGACCGCATCACTTGAAGGCGACCTTGCAGGCGCGAGCGAAGCAGACGCTCCCGCCATTCAGCGAGCGATCGATGAGCAGTTCATGACTGAGCAGATCGCGAAAGCCGACATGGAAGCGTGGTTCGGCGGTCTTGCGAGTCAACTCGCGCAACTCGTGGGGATGCAGAAATGAGCACGGTATTCGGCGCTTATCAGCGCGACATCACCTCGAAGACATCGAACGCTGGCCCGTACGGAAGCGAGAGCACGATCGACATCGTCTGCACTGTGTACCGCACTGACGGCGCGACTATCGACCCGACGGCGGAAGCCGAGGCGATGATTACTGCAGGCGTATTCACGGCTCGCGAGGCCGGATTTGGAACTCAGCCGGGCAAGTCGTGGGAGCAATTCGCGGTCTGCCGCAGTTACAGCCTGTCGCAAGTGTCCGGCAAGTTGGTCAAGGTCTCGATGCACTTCAGCACGCTGTACTTCGTCGATCCGACATCGACTTCGACGCTGCGCTACCAGCTTCCCGCGATGAGCGAGTACACGGCGCGACAGCGCACGACGAAGATTTACCGAACTGGTTGGGCAACTGTTCCTCCGCCGGGTTTGGACATAAGCGGAGACATCGGCGGCACCAACATGGTGGGCGGTTCGACCGCAGTGGACACGATGGTGCCGCAGATTTCAATCCGCGTGCGCGCTACGCAGGACGCATCGGTGACCTCAATGCTGCAGGCAACCACGCTCGCGAATTACATGGGCCGATTGAACTCAGCGATATTTATGGGTGCGCCAATCGGCACCGTGCTCTGCGAAGGCGTGAGCGTCAGCAAGACGGGCGCGGGAACCGAGTACTACGAAGTGATCTTCGAGTTCCTCTACGACTTCTGGGCGCATCACGAACAGGTGCCAACTTGCGAGCCGAGCGGTCGCCCGGTGCAGGGATCGACGGGACCGAGCGAGGTCAAGTGGAAGCGCATGGCTCGATTGACTGCAGACTTCAACGACATCTACGGAAGCCCAGCAGATGCCGTGCTCAAGAACCTCATCGAGAAGGGGTACTGGGCATGAAATCGAGCGCGATCGATACCAAGCGATTTCAGACGGACATCCGTCGTGTTGCGACGCAGGCACCGCAGTACGAGAAACTCAACACGAAGCTGATGGAAGTGGTTTCGTCTACTCTCATCGCTGGCAGCGACAAGCGATACGCATACATCGTGCGCGAGGCGTATGTCGGGGGTCTCACGCCGTTCACCCCGACGAACACTAGCTACAGCAGCGTTACCTACGACGGTCTGAGCGTGAGCGAACTGAGCAACGCTGGGCTCTACTACAGTTACGGAATCTTGAAGACCCACCTGCCTTCAGGCTTTTCGGCTCAACCTATTCCCGTCGGCACCTTCGTGCTGTGCGTGCCGCACAACAAAACCAACGGCGGACTCGTGTACCTGATCATCAACACCCAAGCAATCGATGGAGTTTGCTGATGGCTGTGAATCAAGACATCATCATCGAGCAGGGCGCTACGTTCTCTCAAACTTTTACCATCACTGGTATCGACCTCTCAACGTTCTCCGCGCGCGCTCAGGGTCGCACCACGCACGCAAGCACCACGACGGCCATCACCTTCGCCGCGGTGACTGCGTACACGCCACCCAACAGCACCATCACCATCTCGCTCACGGCAACGCAGACGACCGCGCTGACCGCGCCCAGCTCTGGCGTGTTCGATGTCGAGTACTTCTTCGGAGCGTTCGTCGGGCGCGGAGTCGAAGGTTCCTACACCGTCACGCCAGAGGTCACGCGATGAGTACGGTGACAGTCACGCCAACCGTTCAAGCCATCATCGTTGTCGCGTCGGTCGCGACCGTGAGTTTGCAAGCATCTTCGAGCGGCACAAACGGCCTCACCGTGCAGTACCTCACTAGTTCGACTTCATCCACCAAATGCACGGGCATAATCGCCCTACAAATCGCATAAGGAGACAACATGCCATCAGGATTTCGCATCGGTTCAACATCAACAAACGCAAACACTGGAGATTTTGTGCCACTCAGTGCAACCGCGGTTCGGCCAGATCTGGCATCCAACGCACCCTTCAACACAAAAATCACTTTGATTGCTGGGCAAAACGCCATCATCCAGATTGATTCGAACGCAGGTGGAACCAACACTACCTACCAGAGCACTTACCTAACGGGAGTTCCGGCAGTCGGCCAGTGGGTTGATGTCGGTCAGATTGATCCTTCTAGAATTTGGGTTCGATCTGCCGCAGGTGCTCTGGCTAACCATGTGAACTGGGTTTGCTTTTGGTACTAAAATGACAATTGAAATACTTGCCGCCGCGCTTGCGATCATCGCGACCATCGTGTCGGCGACGCTCGTCCTCGCCGCAAAACTAACTGTTTTGGAAGTCGCGATAGCGCGGCTCCAAGTAACCATGGCCCAGTTCGAGGCGCGCATCGCCGCACTCGAGAAATGGAGGGATGTATGAGTTCACCCAAGACAACCATCGCCGGAGTCGGCGCGATTCTCGTTGCCGTCGGTTCCGCGCTCGTCGCGATGTTTGACGCTGATCCGCTCACCGTTCCCCAGTGGGATGTCGTGATCGCGGCGGTGCTCGCGGGCATCGGCTTGATTTTCGCCAAGGACGCGAAAGCGCCGAGTGCTTGAGCGCATCGTTGCCACCATCACCGTCGGCCTCATTGCGTGGCTCGATCGCAGACTGTCGCGCGATACAACGGCTATTGATGCTGATGTTGATCGTGACGCTCTTACTCGCGCTGGTGCACGGATCCGCAATTGGCTGCGCGCCAAATAGGACAGTCTTCGTGCCTGAAGCCTCGCCCATGCGCGTCGGCCCCAGTTCCTCGATGCGCGTGTGGATGCGGATCGATGGCGTGTGGACGCTGAGCGGCAACCGCATCGACATCCCCGAGGGTTGGTACTTGGTGGCACCGTCATGGATTGACGAGGAGAAGCCTGATGCCTGATCCGACAACGGGACACCCGTGGTGCTGCTGCGGTGGTTGCCCGGGTGGAGACTGCCTGTTCGGCGACACGGTCGAGGACGGCTGCTGCCATGCGTGTGATCACCTGCTGTTGTGGTGCGAGCGACCGGCGCTCTCCCGCCTCAATCACATGGTGTTTGGAAACTGGGCACCGACAGGGCAACTGTGCGAAACCTGTTACACGGAAACGATCCCAGGGTATCAGCCTGTCCAAGCGATCTACAAGTTCAATCGCGTTGTGCATCGATGCGTGTTTGCTGCGCTCGACGAGGCGGTCAATCTGATTGAGATGCCGCCGGCGTGTCCAGCGTGCCCAGCTCCTGCGCCTACAGATTGTTGCTCGACTCAGTTCCCTGATGGGAGTTGTCTATGCAACAAGTTTTGGGCAGGATTAGGCGGCATCAATAGCAATCGCAAACAAAAACTGCTTGCCTCGGATGCGACGAAGTGGTTTATCGAAATGTCTTGCCACAAGGGTGGATTCGCGCTTGGTGGTGTTCCGCCCATCAACGATCTGTACAGCGAATTCCTCTGTCTAGTCTTCCGTGAGCGGTGGTGGAAGATTGCGCAGGACTGTCCTCCCATCGACCATATCTATGTGCCCGGTTGCAATCAGGTGGGCGGCGCTGGCGATTGCGGCGGCATCCCGTTCAACACATCGCAACTTGTTCCGAAGTGGTGGATTTTCGCCTGCTCGGGAATCCCGATCTACCGTTTCGAGATTACCGACGCGGTGAGGCACGGCGTTATTACAAGCGGCGAAGCGGCCACCTTTCTTTCGGACTGCGCGCTGCACAAAACTCCTCCGCAAGCGACTCTGACGAAACTCGCCGCAGCTGGAATTATCTCTGCGGGAGACTGGCGCGACGAGCAGCGGCAGGCGTATATCGACCTTCACGCGCTCCATCCATCTGCGGGATACGGCGCGTGCATTCAGAATGTCGCAGCGATGCACACGCTCGGACCGTTTCGCAAGCGATGCACAGACCCCAGTGTTTCGCTCGCCGCGACCCCGCTTCTTAAGAAAGCAGATGTCATACCGGAGATTTCCGCGCTTCAAGCCGACTGCTTCATTGCGTACCCGGGCGGTGCAGCCGATCAAAGTGCCTACGACTACTGGGCTGCGCGGCAATGGGTGTATTTCAGAGGGGTTCAAGGCGGTTGGGTGTGGGCAAACTGGGCACCCGAAGCATCGGGCGATTGCATCGGATTAGGTTTGTCGGAAGAGGACGCGCTACTGCGCGGATGCGGACGAAACGACTCGGGCTGCATCGGCGCGCTTCGCGGCGAACCACGCGGTCCGACAACCTGCACGACTTGCAATAACCAGACTCAGCCGAACACCCACCCATGCGACGGATGCTCGGGAGCGTGCTCGCAATGCGGTCAATTCCCCGTGCAAGCGTGCGCGCCAGACAACACACCTATTCCGACGACCTGCACGAACCTCGGAATCTCGCCTCTGTGTCAAGGCATCCAGTTCCGCTACAGCGAATACGCATTTAAGAACAACCTCACCGACCTCGATATGTACTGCTACAAGAACATCAAATCCTTCCTCGTGGAAATGAAGCGCAGTTCAGATTCGTGGGACTACGCAATCCCGTTTGAGTGCAGGGCAGAATCTCCCGCGCTGGGGACATTCAAGAACTTCCCCGCCATCAGCGGCAACCACCTTGGACACTCAACCATCTGCAATCCGTTGTCGGCGGGAGATTTTTCAACCTACACATCTGCGGATCTGTGCTGCGGAGGCATCTGCTACTCCGAGCCGTGTTTCGATATCAACGGATTGAAAAACGATTGCGTTGCTCACACTGAATGTCCGCCGCATTCGACGGTAGGGCAGATCGCGTGTATGGGCGGCTCAGTACCATGCACCCCATGAACGAATACTACGGAGTCGGAAAAAACTATTCGTCCACCCGCAGCACGGGAAAAACGGAGGAGGCTCCAGTCCCTTCCGAACCCGTGCGCGTTGCGTCGGTGGGAAATGTCGCCTCGTACCTTAGCGCGGAGGCATCGCTCCACCTGCACGGTCCCGTGACCGATGAAACATTCGCGTCGCGCAAGGCTCACTGCGTCGCTTGCCCGAGCAGGGTCTTGAGCGACCAGCTGCCGGACGAGATCGGCTTCTGTCGCGCATGTGGCTGCGGGGTGAGCGAGCGCGCCAAACTCACCGTCAAACTAACGATGCCGACCGCGACTTGCCCTCTCGACAAGTGGGCCGCCGCCGAAGGTCGCCACCCAAAGGTCCTCGACCGACTGAAGTCGTGGGCCGCGGCGCGCTTGCTAGGCAAGTAAAGGCCATTTCACATAATGCAGGAAATCCGTAATGCACTGGGTTGCATTGTGTCGTTACTGCATTACGATCGCCGCCCATGACTATCGACCCCATCCCATCTCCGAAACCCCGCACCGTCTGGGCCGTCGCCACCTCGCGACAGGTCTACGAGCGCATCCGCGCAATCGCGATCGCTCGCCAGACCAGCAACGCGAAGGTGGTCGCCGCGGCCATCGACGCGCTCGAGAACACCGAACCCCGAAAGGAAACCCGCAATGACTGATGACATTGTTGAGCGACTGCGCACCGAATGGGACCGGTTTTCGCGAGTACCGACAGAGAATAAATTCTGGCTTGGGCCATTGGTACACGCTCGGTTAGCAGTCTTGTTTTTAGAGTCCGCTAACCATATTTGTCATTTGCGCAATGAGCGCGACGAGGCGCGGCGTGAGGTGAGTGAACTAAAAGCAAACGAAGCAAACCGTTTGTCCTCTGCCATTCGCTTGAAAGGTTGGATCTGTTTCGAGGAGGTCGACAATGCATGATTTCGTAATCGCTGCCGCAATCGTGGCGTTTAGCGTCTTCTGTCTCGTAATGGCCCTAGCGCCGATCATCATGGTGAAAGGAGAAAGCGGCTATGAAGACCTCGACAACGATTAACGCCCTGGCTAAGTCGCTCGCCGCTGCCAGCGCCTCATTGCGCAACCCCGGCCAAGACGCGACCAACCCCCATTTCCGAAGCAAGTACACCTCGCTTGTGGGCCTCATAGACAGCCTCAGAGCGCCTCTGGCCGCGCAGGGCATCATCGTGCTCCAACCCGTGTCAAGCCCCGTAGCGGGGCGCGTGCGCGTCGAGACGGTGCTCCTGCACAGTTCCGGGGAATGGATGTCCTCGACGGCTGACCTACCGTCAGGCGCGACGGCACAATCCTTTGGCGCGGCGGTCGCCTACCTGCGCCGGTACGCCCTGCAGTCGATGCTCGGGGTCAGCGGCGACGCGGATGCCGATGACGATGGCGAGGCTGAGCGGGTAAAGGCTGAGAAGCCTGCGAAGTCAGCGGTCAAGCGGTCCTTGACAACTGCCGCGGCGACCCCGCCCGACACCTATGTGGTGCTGAAGGTGGACTCAAAGCCGACCAAGAGCGGCACCATGTGCGCGCACATCCAGCTGGGGATTCCCGACGCGCCTGACCTCATCAGCGCGTTCTGTTGGTCGACCACCATCGCCGAGAAGTTGGCCGGCAAGGTGGGCCAGCGCGTCCGACTCGTGCTCGAGCAGAAGATCCACAGCGACGGTCGCAAGATTGACACCATTACGGAGGTGCTTGCATGAGTGGATATCACGCTCCAAAAAATCGCCCTCCAACTATTGAGGAGATTTCCGATGCGGCAAACCTGTGCGCTGAGGCTGTCCGATTGCGTGCGCGCGCCGAAGATATGCACGACGACTTGCTCATAATGCAAAAGAATTTGAAGAAGCACGGCATCGAAATCAAGTTCTTTAGCAACTTTGCGGTCCGCAAAATCAAAAACCCCCCTAGGACCCCCCTAGACAAGACTTGACACGGTCGTTACGGTGGGGGGACCACCACGAAGCAACGCTAAGTGTGTGTGTCTTACCCACTCGTAACGCACCGCGTCTCGTCAAGTACTTGGCGACGATGAACGACCTTCAACTCGATCAAATTAGAATTGAACGCAAGCGCTTATTCGGCGTTGCGTTGCGCGCTGAAGTTGAAACACACATCGACGCGCAGATGAAACCACTGGACTTCGAACGCGCCATGAAAGCACTCGCAATTTATCGAAAACAGCTCCCATACCGCGGGTTCTACACTCCCCAGTTTAATGAGGTTTACAACCGTCACGCCGTCGGGGTAACCGCTTCCGCTGAGGCTACAGCGGCCCCCCTTAGCAACGATGCAACAGCCGACAAGCAGAGAGAACGGAGAGACTTCGAACGCGTCCCGCCAGCGACACGCGCAGCGATTGACGCTCGATACCCGGACATCAGCGCACTCCCACGCCGAGCCTACGAGATGTGCATTGTGCTCGCGGCTGCAGGATGCTCGATCGAGCAGTACAGGACCAATGACCCGTATGTCTGGCAGCAGGCTGACACCCACGCGCAACTGGTCGCGAACGACCAACTTCGCCGCGAGAGGTTGCACACCGCGCTCATCGCCCAGTACCGCGAACACCACCGGAAGACCGGGGAGAAGGTGGACTTCGATGTCGAGATTTAGCCGCCATGAGGACGAAATGGATCGCGCTGAGCGTGAGGCTTTCCAACAGGAAATGGCGCAATGCGTGCGCGACTCGCCTGAGGTCACCGAGAGCATCAAGGCCTCGGCGGATCGTGCATTCGTGCTCGCGTCACCGCATTATGTCGCCATCGTGCGGCAAATGGAGATCATGCAGGACTCGATTGTGGTCGAGCGATTCTTGATGGAGCAACTGCGCAACTCGCCTGACCTCATCAGGTCGCACCCTGACTACATCGCGATGGTGCGCGAACTGGAGCACATGCGCACCCAGTTGGCTAAGGTGGTAGAGTTGCAAATGATGATCGATGCGCAAGACCTACAGTTGGCCTCTGCGCAAGGCGAGATGCTTCGATTGAGGAACGCAATTGACCAATTCTCGGGCTAAAGGTGCGGCGGGAGAACGAGAACTAGCCCACGAACTTACCCTTCGTGGGCTTTTGTCTAGGCGCACGGTCCAGTACAACGGCAAGGGTGAGGACTCAGCCGACCTCATGGTCGAAGGCCTCGGCCTGCACGTCGAGGTCAAGAGGTGCGAGCAGATCAGGCTCACCGAGTGGCTTGAGCAGGTTGAGCGCGACAGCAAGGGCAAGGCGTGGGTCATCTTCTATCGACGATCTCGCGGCCCCTGGCTTGTCATCATGTCGCTATCCCTCTGGGTCGATGACTCGCAGGCAGCTTCTCGCAGTCGCGCACTACAGCGCGCACGCATTGATGCGGTGGTAGCAGAGGCCGCGAGAGATGGCTTCTAGGCAACCGTTCAAGCACGCACCACCATTCAAGCACAGCATGGATCCGAAGCCGCACCGGCTGAAGGGTGGTGCATGGACCATGCTCAGACGCAGGCACATGATGCACTACCCATGGTGCGATGCGTGTGGTGCCATCGGTGCCGAGGTCCATCACATCGTGCCGCGTGCCATCGACCCAGCGCGCACGCTTGACCCATCCAACCTCCGAACCCTATGCAAAGCGTGTCATGCATCAATGCATAAGCATTCGTGAGGGTGGGTCGTCTGCCCAACTTTTTCGATTGATGCCGTAGAAAAGTGGCGTTTTTGGCTCAATAATGAGGGTGGTGGGGGGGTAAGAATGTGCCTTTTTGAGGCCCTATGGTGC